GGGGTTAGCCAAGAAATGTTGGGATCAGCTACAGATACAAATAGTTCCGGCTTGCGGGATATGTTAAGACAGCGAGCGGGTACAACGACCATTGAGGAACTGTTTGACAACTTAGATCGTTCACAGTATCTAGTTGGTAAACGAATAGCCGAGATCATACAACATAACTGGACACCTGGTAAGGTTGAACGCATCTTGGGCAAGAAAGCCAGCCCATTCTTCTACAAGGTGGAGTTGGGAGAGTACGATGTAGCAATTGAAGACGGCGTAAATACGACTAGCCAGAAGCAACTTGTATACAGTCAGATCAGAGATCTACTTGATGCTGGAATACACATCCCTGAAAAGTATATCTTGAAGTATGTAACGATTTCCGACAAAGACGAACTACTTAAAGATATTGAAGAAGAGAAACAACAAGCTGCTCAACAACAACAGCAACAAATGCAAGTTCAAATGCAGCAGATGCAAATGCAGGCTAAGGCGTATGAAGCCAAGAGCATGGCGGATATTGGATTGTATGAAGAGCGCCATTCAAGAGTACCTGAAAACTTGGCTATGGCCGAAGAACGCAAAGCCGCATCGGTTAAAGATGAAGAAATAGCCTTGTTGAATATGGTCAAAGCTCTTAAAGAGATAGATGGTATTGACTTGGCCCACATGAAAGAAGCAATTGCCCTTATGGGATTGATAAAAGGCCAGGAGCAGCAACAAGAGTTGCATCAGCAGACAATGTCTCAGCCACAACAAGAAAATGGTCAAAAAACAGGGTTAAAAGATTCACTTCTTGGTCAAAAAACAGGGATAAGCAATGGAACAGAGTAAGTGTCATGGATGTGACAAAGAAGATTTTACAACTGCGATGTACTCTTTAGGTAAAAAATGGAAGCATAAACGCAAGATTTACGGTACATTTATTTATGTTTGTGAGAAATGTTATGCAACAGAATTAGAAGCATTTACTAGTGATATGGATAAGGCGGATGAGTTGATCGTCCGCCCACCAATACAATAACCCTTATAGGAACCAAATGAAACAAAAGAAACCTGATGAAAAATTACATTCTTGTGCTAATAGGTGGATATCTTGTTACATAAGTGATTTAGACGGATTGGTTATGAGAGTTGAAGGAGATTCGGAGATACTTATAGATTATTGTCCATTATGTGGATTTAAATTTGAAGAAGATGAAGAATAGGAATCAAATGAAACAGTCTATTGCAACCATGCAGGATAAAGAGAAGATCTTAGACAATAAAGAAATGTGTATGGTTTGTAATAAAGAAGAAATTAAAGTTCCAGTTATTCTTTCTGGTTGGATGACTTGTAATAAGTGTTTAGTTGGAATCTATACTATGGGAGCAAAACAGTATATGGAGACTTTGAAATGAGTATAACCAAGCGCATGGATCTACTAGAGAAACAGGTTAAGCAATTGGATGAAAAGATAACTGAATCTACCAGAGTTTTTAACATTGTATTAGCTCAAAATGATAGACTGCTTAAGGAGTTGGCCAATACTAAGGAGACTAAATGAAGTTATCTATAATCTTTGCCCCTCTTGTCTTTGCTGGAATGTTGGATTACACACCAACACTAAGAGCACAAGTGCAAACAACTAAGCCCACTATTATCGAAACAGTTAGTAAATGCAAACAAGAACCTGCGCACGCCTTACGCAAAGATATTCCTTTTTTGGGTAGACAGGAGACCTTTGCGTTAAACGTTGCGCATTTGATAGAATACATATATTCCCAAGGGTACTCGTGTACCTTTGGGGAAACATTCCGTACTAAGGCACAGGCTTTACTAGATGCGCATGCTGGTATCGGAATTCGAGACTCAAACCACTGTTACCGCCTAGCTATAGACTTAAATTTGTTTGATAAGAAGGGCAAGTATCTAACTACGGTAAAAGAATATCTTATCTTTGGTGAGTATTGGGAAAAGTTAAACCCTTTTAATGAATGGGGAGGTCGCTGGAGAAATGGCGACTGTGACCACTTCGAGGCGGATTAGAATGTTAAAAGAAAAAATAATGATTTGGTTTATTGATGGCGGATTTCAAGAATATTGGATTAATACTACTGAAATTGAACAATGGGATAATAATGGTCGTCAAATCGAAAGTAAGCCTGGAAGCACACAAGGAAGAGTTCTTTGGTCAGAGATATGTACGCTTGAACTTTTAACTTCTTTTCTTACCAAAGCAACAGTATTTACAAGGAATATTCAGCACATTATTTGGACTGGTGAATTTCAAGAGTTTAAAGAATGATGAAACCATTAACAGAATCAGAGAGGAGGCGGATTAATGGAAACTAAAAAATATCTAATTTGTCCTTCTTGTATGTTTGAACTACAACAAAAGTATCGTATGACTCATGAATTACCAATAAAGATGTTAACAAGACATTGTTCACAAAGTCCTAAATGTTTTGAAGTAGAAAGATTTAAAGCTTTAACAGAAGAAGAATGTTTTAAAAACCTTAATAGGATTGCATAATTATGAGAGAGTTACTGTTTATATTATTTCTATTTACAACCTGTTTAGCAATGGAAGAACAGCCCCCGCTAAGTGTTATTGCTACATTAACAACTGCTGCGCCATTAACACAAGTCGTTATCGACACAGACAAACTCAACATAGATATGCATTACAATATGGCCCTAAAGTGTCTAAATCTATCAGACATTACAATGGGTGACGAAGGTTTATTGCTGGTATTCGATCAGATTAAATTATTTGTTTTAACCAACAAAGTTGAGTCTCTTATATTAGAGAACACAGGACTAACAAAAATCCCCTACTTTGCAGTTAGTTTTGCTTTGATTACACCTACATTGCAGTATGTGTCTTTGATGCATAATGATTTTGGTATTCGTAGCGGCTCACCCAAATACGATCAGCAAGTATCTTATCTTGTTGAAGATGCCAGTATGCATTCAGATGACTCCAGGGCTAATTCACCACAAGCTTCTAGCGAGCCTATAACGCCTAGAGACAGTCGTCTGTCGACTCCTAGCGTACCACGCAGAATAACTCGTTCATCTACGGGTGCAGATATAGCGGTGTCTGTTGTTGAGGGTTTATGGGGTTCGATAGCAACTGATGTTCAGAAAGTAATAACTGAACAAAATACAGCATCTAACGCAATGAAGTTCTATAAGAAGATTATACTATTGGATAAGCATATACCGCCGATTACCGTTATAAATCAAACGACGTTGCCCGTAGCGATGACAACCAGAGGCAAGGTGTGTAAAGTCTTGGATCGTGTGTGTTTTGTCTCCATAGGGATGCTAGTTGCCTTGTTGCCTAGTTTGGTGCCATGGCTCCTAGAGAAATACGGCACTACGAATGGAAGTAATTAACTAGTTAGGAAAATTGGAGAAAGATGAGAATAAGTTATCTTGAGATTGTTATTTTGTTGGTGTTTATTTCTGGCGTAGCAATAGTCTGGGCAGATGTATATCGTTTACACGATCAAATTCAAACTCTACGCAACGAAAATGAATTAATGATCTCAGAGATCGAACACAATTATAAACTCATTGTGGCAATGGATAAAAAGTTATATCCCATTGTTTCAATGCCAGGAAAGTAATGGAACGTATTGAAGTTGACCCCAGTGTGAAAGTATTTGTTATACTTTTAGGGATAATGTTAAGTTGTTTTGGTGTCGCTTTATCTTTGACTTTATGGAATTTTGTTAAAAAGGTTTTACGATGAGTTGGTTTAACACTAGTGTTTTTAAGAGAAATTTACCAAATATGCCGCCCACAATTCCCTTAATGCATGACTCATGTACACCACCACCTTTTCGTATACCAATATTTGAAACCAGGGTCGCACAAGATGCCTTCTTTGATGAAATGAAATCTATAGACAAGTTGCCCAATCACATGAAAAAATCAGCTTATGCACTATCTGAGCAACATTGGTCAATATATCCAGGCAATCTAGTTTTTTGGAAAAATTCAGTTGTAGAAGAATATAATAAATCGAAAGATAAGAATATGAACGTAGCAGAAACAATGGTAGTTGCTTTGTTGAAGGATCTTCAAAAGAATCAGGCCAAGGTGCAGTCTTTTATAACAGCTAGATTTATCCCTGCTGATATGAAGAAGATTATTGAAGAAATCGAGAAGATACTAGGTTATTTGAAGCCTATTATTGACGAGATAGATTCACTTATACCAGCATCTATGCCAGAACTTAAATTAGTATTTGATTGGGCAGTAGCAATTATTAATGCTATGCCCTCGTAATTAGATCATAAAAGACCCTTTAAGACTAAACCCTTAAAGACCCAAAATCCCTAGAAGATGAAATAGTGCAAGCATCAAGTCTTGCACAAATGATATATGCTTCTAGGGATTATTTATTTGCAATAAAGAATTAATTAATGCTAAATTACTTCTAGGGTGGTATTAGATAAAACTTTTAATCAAAGGACTAGAGACTATGGCTCTAAAACATAAATCAGAAAACGGCAAATCTGAAGGCGAATTATCTGCAAAAGGTGGAAAATGCCCAGAAGGCGTTCATTTCAAACCTTATAGCAATCCACACGGTGCAGGTTGCCCAGATGGTTACGATGATACACTTTCAGGTGTTGACGGTGATATTTCAGACACAATGAAAGAAGTTCGCAAGGCTTTCAAAACAGGCCGTGCTTAAACACTTCGTGTTACAATCAGTTTAATAGGGGGAGAATCATATGCCAGGAATGTGTAGACCAAAAAAGGCAGAAAAGCTCTTTAGGGAGATAATGGGAGAACCTCAAAATGCCTCTAAAAAGTATTCTGTTAAACGTCGCGAGAAGGTTGAACCTTTCAATACAACATATGATCTCAACAATCAGGATCGCAGTTATGAAAACTACTAGCAAGAAGATGGATGAAAAGCGCAAAAAGCTTTTCTCGGAACATGGCCATAAATCCTTAAAGAAATATGAACATGAGTCATTAGCTGAACACAAGGCTGAAAAATCTGAACCTAAAAAGGGTAAAGCCAAGATAGCTAAAGTAATGACCGAATTTAAAGAAAAAAAGTTAAAATCAGGCAGTAAACATGGGCCTGTTGTGACTAATCCAGCTCAAGCCAAAGCGATAGCAATGAGTGAATCTGGGATGTCTAAAAAGAAGCATAAAAAATAGTTTCATTTGGTTCCGATATGTTGGTGGGGGATAGATTTTAGTTAGACTTTTTATCTATCCCCATTTCAGGAGAAAGAAGATGGGAGAACTAGATAAAACATCACTTACAGCAGGTCAAATGTCTGCTGCTGAGATTGATAAATATGTCGAAGTAGATGATGCTGCTGAACATGAGGCATCAGATTATTACTATCAATTAGAAGTCTGTATAAACAATCATCTCAATCGAGCTGTGTTCAAAGATCGACCTTATTTTTATGTATGTGTTCAATTCAAGAATGAAAAGTTACTTACAGCCCTAGGAAAGCCCACAATAAGACGTTGGTTTATTGGTTTGTTGGATTGTCCTAAGCCAAATTATCAAATGAATCTGTATAAGTATCACAAAGACCTTGATGCAATTGAAGAAATCTGGCTATTATCAAATAAACCAACTTGTAAATACCTAGAAGAACATAAAAATAACATCTCAGAAGGCGAGAAGAGATTGTTACACTACTATTTGGAGAAGAAAAACGGTAACCTTTTTAGGTTAATGAAAAAACTTAATGGTGAAAAAGACGATACCCCTGAACTAGTAAATAGGAGAAAAGACTAATGTCAGATGAATCAAGATTAGAAGAACAAATGATTAATGAAGCAATGCAAGAAGATGCAGCAAAGAAGAAAGCTGCAACACCAGTTCCAGCGACACAGGTTGAACCTACGCCTAGTGACCATACGAGTATGGACATTCCACTTGTTGCTAATGTTGAACCTGTACAAGTTGCCTCAGTACCACAACCAACGCAGGATAATTCCCCGCAGGAATCTTGGCGCTATTTACGAGAAGAGCGAGAGAGACTTGAGAAGAAGTTAGAGCAAGAACGTAATGAGAAACAAGAACTAATTAGGTATATGCAATCCCAACAAAACCAACAGCAACAAGTACAACAAACCCCAGAAGAAGAAGAATATCAGGCGCCACAAGACGAATACCTTGAGGGTAAACATCTCAACAAGTACCAACAACAAACGAAGCTTAGAATTGATCGTGAGACAAAAGCCAGACAAGAATCAGAAAAGAGAATGTATGAGATGATGGTTCAACAACAACTCATGATGGATCTTCCTGATTATAGACAGGTCTTTACGGCTGAGAATCTAGATAAACTTGAGAAGATGAACCCTGACCTGGCTAAAAGCATAATCTCCAATCCTGACCCATTATCTAAGCGTAAAGCTACATATGAAGCCATAAAGGCATTTGTCATACCTGCTAGAGCAAATGAAGCCAAAGAAGCAGATTTAAGAATGCAAGCAGAAAAGGTTACTAAGAATTTTAATAAACCCGTTCCTACCAGTTCAACAGCGTCATCACCTTTAAGTAAAGCTAATGCCTTTTCTGATGGTACCCTTACAGATGAACGCAAAACTGAACTGTTTGAGGACTGGCATAAGAAATCTACTGCAAGTTATAACTTCAAGAGATAAATCTCGTAGAGATAAATCTCGTAGAGATAAATCTCGTAGAGATAATTGAGAAGACTTCATTACTACTCTCCTTTCTCCTTTTTCCGTCATGTATTAAAACCACATGACGGTTTTTCTTGCATGTAAATTGAAAAAAGTATTAAGATATCTATGAGCGCAAATCTGGCGGGACATCGCTCCCCTGCCCCGGAGCGAACCGGTAATCAACTATCGACGCAATAGTGACTCGTCACCACATCTCTTAGACGCAAAAGCAATCTTTAAGTCTCGTCTAGCTTAAAACGTATAGTCGTACCGCTTGGTACAATGTTTACTATATTTTTTAAGGTATAATATCATGCAAATAGTTACGACAAGTAATTATAAACCCGCTATAACTGCGCAGGCTGCTGATACTCTATTATCCACACCTACAGCTAGAATGATTCATAAAATTCCAGCTCAGATGTCGGTAATGAAATCACGCGCCGGTACGGTACAGCGTAATGTTAGAATCAATAACTTTCCTCTGGCTACTGTAGAAATAGGTAACTCGGGCCAAAACCCAGCACCTATTATTGCTACAAAGATCAATATTGACGTAAAGCCACAACTCTACGGTTACACGGCCGTAGTAAAATCCTCTCTGATAGTCTTGAACGCCTAAGGTACATGAGTACTATGGTAACAAGGTGGAACCCTTTTATTGGTATAAATAATTGGGACCATGAACGCAGTAAGCGAGAGGACGTCTTAACAGACGATGCGGTACTCTGAACAACGATCGAAAGACGTTGAGGTAGGCTGAGAAGATCTACCCGCCCTTAGGGGTCATAAAGTAACAGATTGCAATTCATGTATGTCAATGAGCAAGTAGTTCTCCAGAACGAAGAAGACGTAATACACAATTACGCTATCCGTTTTGGTGTATCTATGAGGCTTTCAGAAGACAGATTGATGAGAGATCTTTTGGCCTCTTCAGCTTCGAGATTGAACTGTGTAGGCGGAGTGAATGGCGACACACCTAGTGAAATAACTGCTGCTGACTGCGTTGACGCAGAAACAACTCTAGCTAGCGCAGATGCACTAACGGTTTTGGACAGTATCGAAGGTGAAAATCGTTACGCTACTGCACCAATTCCTAATTCGTATTTCTGTTTATCGCATACGTCGATTATCAGAGATCTGATGGCTATTGGAGCTGCGGATTTCGTGAGAACGATCCGTTATCCAAGTCAGACAAACATTCTCAAGTCTGAACAAGGATCTGTAGGACGCTTACGATTCTTAACCTCGTCACAAGGTTCGTTAACTCTTAGCTCTAGTAAACTTGGCAGAACAGTTCTTAATAACTTCTTTGTTGGTATTGAAGCTATTGCGTGTATCTACGTAAATGAACTATCCAGTGAGTTTATCTATCTGCCTAAAGAGTTTAGCGGTGGGTTGTGTCAAAACGTTGTACTTGGTATGAAGTTCTTCGAAGCTCCAGCCATATATAACGATTTGTGGGTCGGTAATCTAGCTTCAACCCCATCAAGATAAGAACACGCGTGTTCGAAAGGAATATAATATGTCATATATGGACGTAGTTGGAGGTGTATTTACCTCCACAGGTGTTAGCAAAGTAATACCTATTAAGATTAATTTTGATTGGATGGAAACATACAATTGGACAGTAATTAATGCTCAGACCAATAATGCTGCTACAAGAACATATTGGCAG